GACAATTTCGATGTCGTATCAATAGAGACTCTCAAGGAAGAGGATTTCCCCGTTGAGAGCTCCTCATTTGACGATGACGAGCATTTCTAGGGTTACCCCTAGGGGGGGTACAGTGGTGGGGTAATTGCTCACCACCCACGCCTCCCACGTGCGGTAGCCGGTTACCGTAACCGGTCGCAGGTTACCACACGTACACGCGCGTTATATTATATAGTAAATATAATATACTATAAGTTAATACATAATATAGATTACTATAGTAAATATATAGTTACTACATATATAATATATTTTACTATCAGGCAAAAAGCTATTGACACGTATGGTATAATAGGATCATGAATAAAAAAGATTTTATTGATTTTGGAATAGATGTCTCGTCCACTAATGGCGACCAAGTATATACCTTGTGTCCAGAGTGTTCAGCCAGTAGGAGAAAGAAGAAGGTCAAGTGCCTATCTGTCAACATGACTGAAGGCATTTGGAACTGTCACCATTGTGGGTGGACGGGCAGTCTCCTAAGTGGCAATGACTGGAAGGACAAGATACCACATTGGAATAAACCTAAGGTGGTTGTAAGGCCAAAGGACTTCCAGGTGTCCTTAGAACCATCGGTAGTTGAGTGGTTCAAGGCACGCGGCATTAGCAGACAAACACTAGAAGATAACAAGGTGTCATACAGATCAGTTTATATGCCACAAGTTGAAGACTTTGTTACTTCTATAGGGTTCCCGTATTATAGGGATGATGAACTTATCAATGTAAAGTACAGAGATAAGGATAAGAACTTCAGACTTGAAGCGGGAGCGGAAAGAATATTCTATGGGCTTGACCACATAGATAATGACCAAGTTATTATAGTGGAGGGAGAGGTTGATAAACTCTCTATGTATGAGACAGGATTAAAGTCTTGTATAAGCGTGCCGGACGGAGCTCCTTCACATAACTCAACAGACTACAGTTCTAAGTTCGACTTCCTCAAGGAAGAAAGATTGTCTGACGTAAAGAAGTTCGTTCTCTGTGTAGACTCAGATCCTGCTGGCCTTAGACTAGAGGAAGAATTAAGCAGACGATTGGGTAGGGATAGATGCAACAAGGCTACCCTACCAGAGGATTGCAAGGACGCTAATGATGTGCTTAGAAAGTACGGCATGGTTCCGTTGGCTGAATGCATTGCCGAAGCTAAACCATATCCGATCGAAGGTACATACAATTCAAATGACCTATCCGAATCCATAGACAGATTGTATGATACTGGAGTAGACAAGGGAGTATCAACTGGTTGGATGGGGCTTGATAAGTTGTATATGATTAGACCCGGCATCCTGTCTGTTGTTACTGGGATACCAAGTTCAGGTAAATCAAATTGGATTGATGCGATGATGGTTAATATAGCCGATGAACATGGGTGGAATTTTGCTATCTTCTCTCCAGAAAATCAGCCATTAGAAGATCACATGGCTAGAGTCTTAGAGAAGTATGTCGGTTCTCCATTCATGGATGGGCCCAACATGCGTATGAGCAAGGAGGAACTTGCAGATGGAAAGTCATGGTTGGCTAATCATTTTACTTGGATACTGCCTAATGACGATAAGCAGTGGACACTTGATATTATTTTAGATGCAGCCAAGCGTCTTATATTAACTAAAGGTATAAGAGGATTAGTTATAGACCCTTGGAATGAGATTGAGCATGACAGGGATGACAGGCAAACAGAAACGGAATATATATCCATGTCTCTTAAGAGAATAAGGCAGTTCGCCAGACGTTATGGAATACACATATGGGTAGTGGCTCACCCCGCTAAGATGTACAGGGACAAGCAAGGCAAGATTCCTGTACCCACACCGTATGACATATCAGGTTCTGCTAGGTGGAGAGATAAGTCAGACAACTGTGTAACAATATGGAGAGACCTGTCCGACAATGATAATATCATAGTTCAAATCCATGTGCAGAAGGTAAGGTTTAGACAGGACGGACGCATAGGAGTAGGGGAGTTATCTTATAACTGGTTAGTTGGAACATACCACGAACCTATGGAGGCTGCTAGGGAAATACCCTCAGTGGTAGCGTACTGATCATGAAATATAATTTCTTAAAAGAAACAGAAGATGGCACTGTGCTATATAACAAAAACGATACATACGTAGGTAAATCTATAGCCACCTACGGAAGGTATCAACTAGAAGAATTAAAACTATTTGATAAGTATATTCAGAAAGGAGATACGGTCATAGATGTCGGTGCCAACATAGGAACACACACTTTATGGTTCGCCAACAAGGTTGGAGCGGACGGATTTGTGTACGCATTTGAGCCACAGAGACTACTGTTCCAAACTCTATGTGCTAACCTCGCGCTTAATTCCATACAGAACGTAGACTGTAGGCAATTGGGGGCTGGTTATTCTCAGAGAATTATCAAGGTTCCATTGCTAGACCCAACAAAAGAGAACAACTTTGGTGGGTTAAATATTGAGGGTCATTCAGAGGGTGAAAAGGTTGCTATATGTAGATTAGATGATATAGGATTAACTAGGTGCGCCTTCATTAAGATAGACGTAGAGGGAATGGAGCCTGAGGTATTACAGGGAGCCATGAATACTATTGTGGAATGCAGGCCAGTTCTTTATTTGGAACTGGAGAAAGACGAGAATGTAGAATTTCTTCAAGTTCTCTTAGAGGAATTAAAATACAAGGCTGATATGCATGAACCATCACTTTATTCTGAGGATTACGAGGGTGAGAATGTATTTGGAGAGACCACCTCAAAAAATGTTTTGGCTATTCCATTGGAGTCATAGACTATGGCAACATGGAAAAAGTTTGAGAGAGATATAGCAGCTGCTCTTACTAAGATAGGAGACAGAGCGCAGAGAATACCTGTCACCGGAAGGGTGAGGGGTAGCGCACCAGATGTATCAAGTGACATGTTCTCGATAGAATGTAAGTACAGAAAGGAGATACCGCTCTGGATAAAGGACGCAATGGCCCAAGCAATAGCGTCATCAGAAGATGGTAAAGTTCCTGTAGTATTTCTAAAGGAGAAGCAAAAGAAGTTGGAAGATACACTAGTAATAATGAGGCTAGATGATTTACTTAAATCAATATCGCTGGACTCAGTTGGAGTAGATCATGACTAACTATATACATGTAATAAAGGAACAGTTCCCAACACCACGAATAGATACTCAATGGGATAGCGAACAAAGAGATGATGTTGTCTTTGAACCTGCACCATGTGATGACTGTAAGTCTTACGATTACTGTGCAGAGAATGAGGCAGCCTGCTTAGATTTTTCTAGGTATGTTAACACTGGAAAGATTCTTAATTCCAAGAGAGACCCATCACGTGGTATTTATAAACGAGTCTTTAGGAGGAGCGAATATGGCGGGACTTGAAGTAATGGCATCACTTGCCCCTAAGTCATCCTCTATATTCAAATCACGGGATAATGTTCCTTGGCAACTTGTGTGCATGGCTCTTGCCAAGATTAGTAAAGAAGCATCCATGTATGGAAGGCTAAAGTATTCTCTTGAATGCTCATACCATAGAAAAGTTAGGAACATAATACTTAAACACGTCATGGCAGTACAATGGAGGACTAATGCAAAGTGGAATCCTGATAAAGATTTCTTTGTAAAGGTTGCAGACCTCGCCTTAAAGGAATCATTAGACCCAATGTGTTGCCCTAAGTGTAGTGGAAGAGGCAACATTATAGTAGAGGATACACTGTATACGTGCACTCTATGTTTGGGCGTTGGAATAAAGTCAATGCACGATAGTATTAGGGCTGATTATCTTGGGGTACATAGGAATCAATTCAGAAAGAATATTAAGTATCACTATTTTAGGGAGGTTATGTCCCTCGTGAGGGAGTGGGAAGATGAGTTGATACGAGCGTTTAAGAGGATGTGAATATGAAACTAACTTCTAAAAATTATCTTAAGTGGGTGGCACGTAAGCGTTGCATATACCACGGTACTACAGAGACGGTGGTTCCACATCACCTACGAAGTATTAGGCTTGGGGCTGGTATGGGGCTTAAGGCTCCTGACATTAACACTATTCCTGTATGTCATGAGTGCCACACCAACTGTCATAATGGAACAATAGATATGGAGACACAACTTATGTGGTGTTTACAGACCATAAACAACGCCTTAGCTGAAGGAGCTATAACATATGGATAAAGTAAAGTTTGTACTAAGAAGCCCAGAGATATTGGGTAGGTGCTTAGGTAAGATAGAAGCAATGTTCTTTGCTCCTAATACAGAAGCAGACCTTGAGGTAATAGTACAGGAGTACAAGACGAGCCGATCTACTGAGCAGAACAATAGGTATTGGATGTTGTTAAGAAAGTTCTCGGAAGAAACTGGTCATTCGGTTGATGAGTTGCATGAAATATTCAAGCGTGGTATACTAGGATCAGAGATGATCAAGAACCCAATTACGGGGGAAGAGCATGTAGCAACTAAAGGAACTTCCAGTTTAAGTGTAGATGAGTTCCTTCAGTACATGCAAAGAGTTGAACAGCAGATGGCAGAGTACGGCGTAGTCGTACCGGAGGTTAACTATGGGTGACGGAACACAAGCAGAGATTGAGGCTTACGGCCCGACAGAAGATCAAGACCAACAGCAGTTTGAAGCAGAGGTTCAACAGTGGGAAAGAGAAGAGAGAGAAGTTGAGTTTATACGCAAGGCTCAGAAATCAAGGGAGTTTTCTGATTGGTGGCAAGCCTTAGACAAAGACACAGACTATATAAAGGAGCACGACAATGCCAGTAATGGACCTAGCTGAACAGAAACTAAAGAGACCCTTCCCGGTAAGTACCTTGAAGTGGAGAAAGGGACACGGCAGTGGTGACTTGGTGTATATAGATGCAAGGCATGTAATGACAAGGCTAGATGAGGTATGTGGACCAGACCTATGGCAAAATAAGTTCGAGTTCATAGGTGGTAGAATGATATGTACCATATACATTTGGAGCAATACCTTGAAGGAATGGATAGCTAAGGCAGACGGTGCAGACGACAGTCAGATTGAAGGAGCGAAGGGAGGATGCTCGGACTCATTCAAGCGGGCAGCTGTTCACTGGGGAATCGCTAGGTATTTATATCACCCCGGAGCGTTCGATGAGAACAGGAAGCCTGCTCACTGGGCTACACCGGAAGGCTACGATG